GATCGCCTTCTTGAGCTTGCCGGTGCGGACCGGGACATTGGCCTTGGCCTGCTGCTGGATAACCTTGGCGCCTGCACGCAATCCGCCACGAATGACGTTGCGCTCGAGGTTCTTGGGCAGTTCATCGAGCAGACGCAGCAGCTCAGGGCCGCCCTTGAGCCTGATGGTCATGGGGCAACTCCTTCGCTGGAGTGTTCTTCGGCCATGATCTCCAGGGCCTCCCGCCGACCGAGTGTGGCCGGACCAGAAATGATCTGATGGGTGCGATTTTCGATGATGATCCGCATATCTGCGGCAAGCCCGTCGAGATACCGGATGCGAATGCGGGCAGGCCGCCGGCCGATCTGGATACTGTCGGCGAGACGCTCGGCCCGTGAGGGCAGAATGTCCTTCACCTCGGCCCAGACGGTTGCAAACTCCGCCCAGGTGACAGCTTCAGTGCCGTATTGCGGGTCGCGAGCCACCACCTTGCGCTCGATCCGGATCCGGGTGTCGAGCTTCGAGGCTAGATCCAGCGGCATTGGAGATGACCCACCAGCGTCTCGAAGGCGAGACAGGGCGCGCCTTCGCGGTTTTCAAACATTGAAGCGGTTTTGACCAAGATTGCAGCCCGGGCGATCTGCAGATCGGGGTCCGTGTCGGCAAACCCGGCTAAAAGGGTGATGCGGATCAGACCGTCATCAGCCAGTGCAGGCCACGCCTTGCCTGATGCGGGACGGATGCGGGTGAACCCATTGCGACGCCGGGCAACATAATCGCCCTCGGACATAGTGATCGTCGCACCGCCGACCGCCGTGTAGCGTATCTCGGCCACCGTCACCGGTCGAACCTGCACGGTGATCTCGGGCGACCAGCATTCCAGCTGCAGTTCGAGGGTCTGCTCGCATAGTTTGAGCCCGGTCAGCAGTTCCAGTTCGGCTTGGGCTGCATCAAGCTTCGCACCCAGGAGCAGATCCTCGTCATGAGCGTCGAGGCGCAGCTGCTGGCGCGCTTCCTCGAGCGTCACGGCCCGGTCCTGCGGCGGCTCGAGCGTGACGATCTCGGACATTAGCCGGCCTTGTTGCGCGTATTGACGCGAGCCTTGTTGGCAATCGCCGGCTGTTCGGTAGGCTCAGCGGTTCCTGGAGCCTCAGGCTCAGATACTGCAGCCGGATCAGCCTTAGCGGCAGGCGCGCCATCGATTTCGATGGCAAGTCCGCGCTCGATCAGGCTTTTGCCGGCAAGATCATCGATCTCGAAGACCTGGCCGGTGGTGATATTGTCAGAGCTCACCGAGCTCACGTGAATGGTATCGAGGGCCTGCAACTGCATGGGCTTTCTCCTTGCCAAGTTGGAAGGGCTGACCCTGAGGCCAGCCCTTCTCCGCTCATCAGACCTTGGTCGCCGCTGTTGCAGCCGCCGCGAAGTCACCCTTCACGAAGGCCTCAGGGCGATAGACCGCGAGGGCGAGACGTTCTTCGGCAAGCACCGTGACCAGGTTCTTGCGGAAGTTCTGGTCATCCTCGGTCGAGATCTCGACCACCGCGTCCATGCGGTCGAAGATCTGCGCGCCGAGTTGGAAAGCACCGGTCAGGAACTTGCCCGTCGCCATCGACTGGGTCGACACCACCGGCTGCCCCCAGAGCGTGGGCGTGATCGTCCCTTGCGGGTTGCCGACGATGAAGCGGCCCTGCTCGTCCTTCAGTAGCTCGATCGCAGCCCAGTCCGCCGGGTGCAGCACCACGCCAGTCGACATCAGTTCCGACAAAGCGGTCTGCAGCATGGCGAGACGCAGCACATCGATCCGGGTCACCGTCGCCGGGATGGTAATCGGCGGGGTGAAGGCCGTTGCCTGGGTGTAGATGCCGGCCAGATCCGTGCCCGTGCCGCTACCATTGAGCAGCTGGTTTTCTTCGACCAGCGCCAGGCCATAGCGCAGACGCCCATCGATGTAGGACTGCAGCATCGGCACATCGTCGAGGATCTGGCGGGTTGCCAGAACCCAGTGGGCGATAGTGGTGACATTGCTGGTCAGGACATCGAACTTGATGTCGGACTGCGGCTTGGTTGGGCCCGTGGTTTCTGAAACGGTCGCGGCCGAATTGGCGTAGCCCGTTTCCTTGACGTACTGGACCGAATTGCTGGCCGTCCGCCCCGGGGTCAGGAGGTCGCGCACCGTCAGGCGGCGCTGGCCGGGCATGATGATGCCGGGCGCGCGATCGGAGACGATGAGGTCACCAGCCGAACCATTGGCATCGGTGGTGAGCGCAGAAATGATCGCCTTCACCTCGACGCTGGCGCGGCCGCGAACCGTGTTGTTGCCAAGGAAGGCCTTGATCGCTTCGTCCGCCACGACCTGTTCGCCGATGGTCCTGAACTCCGGCAGGGCATCGTCGGCCACGCGGCGGGCAAGCTTCTGCTCAACTTCATCGAGCCGGGCCTTGGCTTCATTGAGCGCAGTCAGCGCCTCGTCTGCCAGTTCCTTGGTGGCATTGGAGAGGTCTTCGCCGCGCTGCGCCTTGCCCAGCGCTTCTTCGGCAAGAGCCTTCACCTTGTCGTGCTTGCCTTCGAGATCGGATTTGATCTCGTCGTGGCGGGCATCGAGAATACCACGCAGTTCAGCCTGCTTGGCATCAAGGGTCGATTTCACTTCACCAAAGCGCGCATCAAGCACGCCCTTCACTTCGCCGGCAAGTTGCTCGGCGGTCTTCTGATCGCTCATGATAGTTGTCCTGTGTGGGAGTGGGTTCAGGCGCTCAGCTGCGCCTGCAAAGCCGACAGGAAGTCGGAAGGGGTGCTGCCAGACTCACTCCGGAACAGCGGCGCCAGGCCTTTGCCCGCGATTGCGGTGGCCTGACTTTTCGAGAACCCTGCCTCGCGCAGGAAATGCTCAAATTCGGGAAGCGTCGGGAGCCGGCCGTCCTCGACGATGGACTTGACGCTGGTGATCACCGCGCGCTCGTTCATCGGGATGGTGACAAGGCTCACTTCGTAAAGGGCAAGTTCGAGAAGCTGACGGGTCTTTCCGACCAGCTGCTCACGGATGGTCCGATAACCAATCGAGAGGCCGCCAATCGCGCCATCGCGCACCAGAGCATGCGCCTCTTGCCCCGCGCGCGAAGACAGCGAGATCTGGCCTTTGACGACGAGACCGTCCCGGCTCTCGGCAAAGTCGGTCCAGACGCCTGCCGGGCGGGTCTGGTCGTGGTACATCAGCATCGGCACCGACGTGCGGCCCTTCAACGACCGGGCAAGCGCGCCGGGCACGATGACATCACCGCCCGCATCGATATTGCCGTATCCAGCCGCGAGACCCTCGATCTGCCCGTCTTCGGTGACAGCCTTGGTATCGAGAACGAAATCGAGATGGTTCATGGGCTAGCTCCGGGATCAGCAGGCGGAAGCGCAGGCGCTGCGCCAGTGTTACCTCGCGTGATGGGGACGTTTTGCATCTGCATGCGGGGGACATCGCCGCCTTCGACGGGCGGCAGGTTTTCAAGCGCGCGGACCTCGTTGATGGTCATCACGCCGTTCGAGAGCATCTGCTGGTAGAAGGATGCGCGTGCACCGCTGTCGCCGCGCAGTAGCCCTTCGAGGTTGAATTCAATGACGAGGCCAGCCTGGCGGTCAGCGGGCGACAGGAGCTGCTTGGCCAGCGCCTGCTCGATGCGCTTCAAGCGCCGCCGCAACGTGAACTTCTGGAATCCCAGCGTCTGCTGTTCGAGCCCGGTACCCCAGCTGGTGGTTTTCTCGGTGTGCCCGACCATGAATGGCGGCACGCCAAAGAAGCGGCAGACTTCCTCGACCGAGAAGGCCCGGCTCTGCAACATCTGGGCATCTTCCGGACTGATCGAGAGCTGGACCCAGTCCATCCCGCGATCGAGCAGCATCGGCCGCCCGGCATTGATCGCACCGGCAAACTTCTCCTGCAGCAGTTCCTCGGCCATTTTTCGCTGGTCGAGGGTCAAGGTGTCGGCAGTTTTAAGCAGGCCCGAGGGACGCACCCCGTTTCGGAACGTATCGCCCGACGCCCGCTCGATCGCCTGTGCGAGGCCGAACGTTTGGCGGCCGAACGAGAGGGTCGAGAGGCCGCCCAGCGGATTACCGCCAAAGCCGCGGATGTGGAGCATGTTGTCTTGGCCAACCACCTGCCGAACGCCGTTGTCCGACCACTCGTATTCAAGGCTGCCGTCGCGCAGACGGCGCACCGTCATCAATTCCGGCGCGATCGGCACGCTCAGCGCCACCACCCGGCCGTTGCTACCCCGGATGATCTCGGCATAGGCATTGCCGTTCAGCTCAATGCAGGCGCAAATGAACTCCCAGAAATCCACTGCGGTCTGGTCAGCATTCGGGCTGTCGTGCAGGATCCGGTACAGCGGATGATCACTCGCAACCGTCCGCGCGCCGCCCCGGGTCCGGTAGACCATGAGCGGCAGCGAGGCGATCGTGCCAGCGAGCAGATTGACGCAGGCCCATGCCGAGGCGAGCCCCAGCACTGAGGTGGTTGAGACCAGTTCGCCCGTCGTTGTGGTGCGCCCGCCCACCGCCTGGACCAGCCGCGGATCGGTAAGGCCAATGGAGCGCGCGATGTATCCGAGCGCCTTTTGGAAGATGTTCATGCCGTCAGGCTCTTTAGCCAGTCGTCAAGGGAGCCGGAGGTATCGCCCGCCATTGCCGCCCCCACTGCCATGCACAGCGCCACGGCTGCGTCGATCTTGTTGATGGCCCGCTGCTTGGAGAGCCACTTGTTGTCCCAGCGGTCGGTCTCGGTGACCGCCGACATCATTGCCGAAATAAGGACCGGGTTGCGTTTGAGCCGGATCCGGCCCTCGAGGATCAGTTCTTCCAGGTGCCGGAGCGAACCCGGCATCCAGAGGCCTTCGGTCATTTCGCCCGCAGGTTTGGCCCGCTTGGTGCCACCCTGCGGGTGTTCGACAAAGGCAAGGTCGAGCCCGAGTTCGGCAACTTCCTCCTCGAACCGGCGGAAGGCGTAGCGGTCGTAGGCCACGGCCTCGACGCGGTAGTCGGACACCATTTCGGCCAGCGCCTGCGCGACATGGCGAAAGCTGATGTTCTCGCCGGCCGGCGCATTCAAAAATCCGTCGGCGACCCAGAGGTCGTAGGGCTGCTTGTCTCGCAGCACGCGCGCTGCCAGCGTGTCGCCCGGCGTCCAGACTTCGACCCATGCGTCAAAGCAGGGTTTGCCATCTTTCTCGCCATTGCGCTGGACCGCAGCCAATGCGGTCAGGTCGCGGTTCTGGCTTAGGTCGAGCCCGAGCCAGGTGCTGGCACCTGCTTTTGGCTCGAACTCCGCTAGCAGCGGTTCCAGCGTTGCCCGCGCCATCCAAGCGGTCTCGGCATCCGTCCACACACAGAAGTGCAGCCGCAGGATGCCGTTCAATTGTCCCGGGATAGCCTTGGCCTGCGCCACGACCTCCGAGAGGTACTGCTCCGTAATCGTTACACCCAACAGCGGGTTCGCCTTGATCCAGCAGCTGGGGTCGGTCAGCGGATCATCGCCCTCATCGAGGGCGCAAACATAGCTGAATGTCGTGTCGTCGATGACCTGCCCGAGGAAGGTCGGGTCGGTCACGGCATCGGGGTTGCCAGCTGCCACCCGGACCGCGTGTTCATGTTCCTCCCAGGCGACTGAGTTGCGGTCAGATCCCGAATTGGTGATCATGAACAGCAGCGGATCGCGGCGGAACTTGAAGCCACGCTCCAGCATCTCGATGATCGAGCGGTCGGGCAGCTCGTGGACCTCGTCCGCCAGCACGAAGTACGGCCGCGGGCCCGAGCCGGTCTTGCCGGTATCGCGCGACACCGGGCGGAAAAAGCTTCCTGAGGCCAGATGCGCGATGTTGAATTCGCGCCCCGGGCCACCGGAGAAGTTGAGCCGCTTGTCCAAGGCCGGCGACTGCCGAACCATGCGTACCGCGTCGCGGAACAGGATGTTCGCCTGCTCCTTCTTGGCTGCTGCCGCATAGATCTGAGCGCCCGCTTCCTTGCAGGCGGTCATCCCGTAGATACCGATGCCGCCTGCGACCGGCGACTTTCCGTTGCCTTTGCCCTGTTCGATGTAGGCCCGGCGGAACCGGCGGCGGCCATCCTTGCGCTTCCAGCCGAACAGCGAGCCAACGATGAATGCCTGGCTCGGCTCCAGCCGAAAAGGTTCGCCCTCGAACTGGCCTTCGGAAAGCTTCAGCACCTCCTCGAAGAAGGCAAAGGCGTGGCCTGCCGCATCATTGTCGAACCAGATGCCGTCCTTGCGCTTCAGATCCGCGATGTGCCGTTTGCAGGCATTGCGCACATGCGGCCCGGCGACGATCTCGCCCTCGACCACCGCCTCGGCATAGGCGAGTGTCCGGTCAGGCGAAGAAGCGGTCGGCGGCGTCCGCGCCTTCTTCTGGCGGCTGGGCCGCGATCCTGCTCCTGGCACTCGGCGTCATCCCGAATTCTGCGGCGTAGCGCATCATGTCCGCCGCCGCCTTATTGGCGGTGCCCACCAGCGGGTTCTGGATCGCATTGCCGTTCGATGTCTTGATCATGAGGCCACCGGTCAGCTGGTCTTTCTCGGCCATCCTGGCGATCGCCCGTTCAGCCTGAACCCAGCGGCCATAAGCTTGGGCGTATGCTGCGAGCGCGGCACGATCGATCTCGGAGAGGATCCCGAGGTTGTAGAGCTCGGTTGCAACCCGGTTCCATTCCTCGACCGCATCAGCGGTCAAGTGGTGGGGCGGTGCCGGAATGGCCGTCTTGGCTTTGGCCTCCTTGCGGTTCAGGCTCCGCTTGCCGGGATTACCCGTGACCAGCTTCAGATGGGTGGGCTTGGGTTTCGTTCCGGGTTTCATCCGTCATACCTTGGGTTTCCCGATGCCGGACGAGCTCAGGCGCGAGAGTTCGCAGCGCATGCGCCGCAACCAGGGGGACCACGCCGTTTCCGCAAAGTCGAAGCCGGTCCACCCGGGGGGCCAGCCCATCAGCGCCTCGACGAACAGCGGGTTCAAGGTCCGGCGCGTGTCCGAGGCATCCGATCCAGCCGGCGACATCGTCAGGACCTGGCGGCCAAGCAGGCCGTTCACCGGCACATTGGCAAGACTGGTTGATCCATCCTTGTAGTCCCGGGCCGTCGGCGTCATCCACATACGGCTGGCATTGGTCAGGTCCGCAGTCTTGCGTTTGCCCGCACTCGGCTTGGCTCCGTCGCACGCCATCGGCGTCGGCCACATCGCGGCGGTCGTAGCCAGATTCATACCGTGCCGGCCTGCTTTCTG